CGGCGAGTAGAGCGCCGACAGGTGGTAGCCAACCGTCGCCGGATCGGCGGCCGTGGCGGTCGCGCGCCACTCGCCGCGCTCGAGCATCCTCGTCTTGTGATGCTCGGGGATGGGCCGCTCGCAGCCTTCGCAAAGATATTCAGCCGTCTCCGGGTGATCCTTGTTCCAGCGCAGCCGCTCGAACTTCAGCCACTGCATCGCGTCGCAATGCGGACACGGCACGAAATACCGCCGCTGGTCGGACGCCTCGAACTCCCGCTCGATGCGGCTCATGCCCCGGATTGTCGGCGTCGAAACCAGAAACACCTTGCGCCGGTGGGCGAAGGTCAGCGAGCGCGCCTCGGCCAGCGTGACCGGGTCGCCTTCCTCGTCTGCCGATGCCGGATAGGCGTCGACCTCGTCGAGGAAGATGTAGCGCGCCGGGGTGGACCGCAGCCCGACCGCCGAGTTCGCGCCGGTCATGATCAGGATGCCGCCCGCGAACTCCTTCGACAGCATCGTGTTGCCCGCATCGCGGGATCGCGCGGGCTTCACCCGCTCCCGCAGGTCCGGGCTCTCGTCGATCAGCGGGTCAATCCGCTGGCGCGAGTTCCGCTTGGCTAGTTCCACCGTCGGCTGGACCGCGAGCATCGGCCCCGGCGCCTGATGGATCACGAAACCGATCCAGTTGTTGCCGGCCTCGGTCGCGCCGACCTGCGCGGCCTTCATGAACGCAATCCGCTGGGTCGCGTCTCCGGGCGAGAGCCGGTCCATGATCTCGCGCATGTAGGGCGTGCGCGCAGTCCGGTACTGCCACGGCTCGGCCGAGGCGCGCGAGGCGAGTTTCCGGTGGCGGTCGGCCCAGCTCGAGACGGTCAGGTCCGGATCGGGACGCAGCCCCCGCGACCAGGCGCGGATCAGCGCGGCGGCGCCGTCGAACCCGAAGAGATCGTCATCCAAGCCCGGGTCGGATCTCCGCGAGGCTGTCGAGCTGGTCGCGGACATGGGCCTCCAGAACCTTCTGCATCAGCGCCGCCTCCACCTCGCACGCGTCCCCCAGCGCCGCGCTAAGTTCCGAAGCCATCAGCGCGGCGACCCGCGCCGGCCAGGTCACCCACGCATCGCGCTCGTCGCGCGCGAGCCGGAACATCAGCGTCTCCGCCCGGGCACGGTCGACCAGTTCCCCCTTCAGCTTCTGGAGCCGGATGCGCCGCTCCTGCGCTTTCAGCACCTCGTTCGCGGTCTTGGCCTGCAGGAAAGTCGTGCCGCCGCCCACTGCCGGCGCGGTCAGTCCCTGTTCACGCAAGGTGTCACCGACGGCGGCGACGGCGGCCTCCGGAACGGGCTTCAGCTTCGGCGACGCCGGCTTCCTGGTCTTCGACGGATCCGTCGTCTCGGCTCGCCGCTTGTCGGACGCCGCGGCGTCGATACTGCCATCCTCGTACAACACGAGACGGCCGGCGGTCTTCGCCTTCTGGATCGCGCCACGCGACAGCCCGACATGGGCGGCGTACTGGCGCTCGCTCATGCCCTGCATCGACGGCCCCGATTATCATTCAAACGCAGGTGCTTATGTCGTTGATAAGCTTCGCGAACAAAGCGAACGTCGATCCCACAAGGACGATGCAACTCACCCGGAGCCACCACGATGACACGCCTGAACCCGATCACCACCCCGCGCCACGAACTCCGCGCCGAGAAAGCGCGCCGGAACAAGGAAGCGGCCCTCAACGCCTTCATCGGCAAGAAGGCCGAGATCGACCAGATGCTCGCCCGTCTGCAGGCGCTCAGCGACGACCATTTCAACGCCCACCCGGACGAAGTGAATTGGGGCCATGTCGGCACCCTCGAACACTACGCCAGCCTCCTGAAGCGCATCACCGACAGCGCCTTCGGCGAGGGCGAACACGCCCGCTGATCTCCGGCCAGCCGGAACTCCTGCCGCGCCCTGCGCGGCTCGGGGTCATAGGGGGCGCCGCATGATGCGGGCCCTAATACGGAGATGACCCCATGACTAAGCTTTCCGACACGCAACTCGTAATCCTCAGCGCCGCCGCGCAGCGCGAGGACCGCAACGTCCTGCCACTCCCCGGCTCGCTCCGCGGCGGCGCCGCCGCCAAGGTGGTCGGCGCGCTGCTCTCCCGCGGGCTGATTGCCGAGACCACGACCGACAGCCAGACCAAGGCCGACGCCGCCCTCAACCGCATCTGGCGCAATGACGAGGACGGGCGGGCCATCCTCCTGCACATCACGAACGCAGGACTCGCCGCCATTGGCGTCGAGCCGGAAGGCGGCGACAGCGCGCCCAAGGCCGCCGACGAGGCGCCGACTACGGAGGCCTCGCAGGGCACCCCCACCGAGCCCGCAGCCGCGCCCAAGGCGCGCACGCCGCGCGAGGGCACGAAGCAGGCGACCCTGATCGCCATGCTGCGCGCGCCGGACGGCGTGACCATCAAGGAGATCATGGCCGCGACGGGCTGGCAGTCGCACACGGTGCGCGGCGCCTTCGCCGGCCCGCTAAAGAAGAAGCTCGGACTCGAAGTCACCTCCGAGAAGATCGAGGGCCGCGGGCGGGTCTACAGCCTGCCGAGCGACTGAGGCAGCACACCACGACGGTCTCGATGCCGCCGTCCCGCATGGGGCGGCGGCCTTATACAAGGTGCATGGCCTCAGGTTCTTGACGGCAAGTGTTCGATGATCTCGTCAACGCATTCCGCAACAGCCCGCCTGCTCGTGTCCACGATCAAGCGATCGTCTGCCCAAGGCTCGTATTCGCGCGACAGGACCTTTTCCCATGAGGGCACTTTGAGACCCTCGAGATCGCTGGCGCGAGCTTCGACCCTTGCGCGATGCACGTCTCTGTCGTCGCAGACCACCTCGATGTTGACCAGATCAGCCTCGGCTTCGGAGGCGACTGACGCCCACAATTCACGGGGTGATGCGGATGGAGTTCACCGTGTCCGCAATCACGTCCAGCCCCAGCAGGAGGTTGTCCTTAGCGACGGCCGCAATCGCGTGATACCCGGCATCTTCTGCCGGATGTATCCTGAGAATGCTGCGACTCAGGGCTGCCTCCACGGAGTCCACGCGAAGGTGGATCGCTCGTATCCGCCTCGCCAGTTCACGCGCGAGGGTGGTCTTGCCGACGCCCGGCAGCCCGGCGAACGAAATCAGACGCGCCATGGGGCATGATCGACTCTTTGCGCCAAGATAATCATCCTTACACCGACCGGGATCCAAACAACGGCGAGCCTATCGCACCCGTATTGCCTCGAACAACCGCCGCAGGGCGAAGGACCGCGCTATGCTCACCACCGTGAACACCGCGCCCATCTTCAGGTTCTGCGCCAGCGTCGTGTGCAGCCCAAAGACGGGGAAGATCAGGATCTGCGTGACGACGGCGACGCCGTAGCCGACCACCACGTTGGCGACGGCCTCGACCAGCGACATGGCCCGGCTCTGCTTCATCGCGCTCCCTCATCCATCGGCCAGCAGTTCAGCTGCAAGAGTTCGGAGCGCATGCGCCGCGACCAGCGGGACCACTCCGTTGCCACAGAGCCGAAGCCGGTCCACCCGGTGGGCCAGCCCATCAGCGCCTCGACGAACAGCGGGTTCAAGGTCCGGGGCGTGTCGGAGGAATGCGCGCCAGCCGTCGGCGTCACCAGGACCTGGCGGCCAAGCAGCCCGTTCACCGGCGTGTTCGCGAGGCTCGTCGCCCCGTCCTTGTGGTCCCGCGCCGTCGGCGTCATCCAGAGCCGCGTCGCATCGCAGAGCGTCGTGCCGTCGTTGCGCGGGCGCGCCGTCTCGCTGCGATTGCTCGTCCGGTTCCGCGTTCCCTTGCTGTCGCCGGCCAGCGGCGTCGGCCAGAGGCGCATCATCTCCGTCCGGTTCCCGCCGCTCGAGCGCGTCCCCGAGCAGGCGCGCGGGGTCGGCCAGGTGGTCGCGCTCGCGGTGCGTGAGGATGAAGAGCCGCTCGCGCCGGTGCGGCGCGCCGACTTCCGCCGCCGTGAAGAGGCCTGCCGCAAGGCGGTAGCCCATGCCGACCAGTCCTCCGGCGACCTCGGGGAAGCCGAGGCGGAGATGATGGGCGACGTTCTCGAGGAACACGAAGGGCGGCTCGACCTCGCCGACGATGCGGGCGACATGCGGCCAGAGGTGGCGCGGGTCGTCCGCGCCCCGCCGCTTTCCGGCGACGGAGAACGGCTGGCACGGATAGCCCGCAGTGACGATGTCCACCGCGCCGCGCCACGGGCGGCCGTCGAAGGTGGCAACGTCGTCCCAGACAGGTGCGCAATCCAGGGCCGCGTCTTCCATCCGCGCCACGAGGATGGCCGCGGCGTAGGCGTCCCGCTCGACGTGACCCACAGTGCAATATCCGGGGCATGCGAGGTGCAGCCCGAGGTCGAGCCCGCCTGCACCGGAGCAGAGCGAGAGGCCGAAGAGGCACGCGTCACCGGCTCCGGAAGGCAGGCCGGAGGAAGGTAGAGCCACGCCATCCACGTCGTCAGGCCGCGTGGGCCCCCTCGGCCGCGGTCGGGGTCTCGCCCA